AACGCAGCAGACGATCAAGTCTCGGCTGCTTTTAATCTAGGGTTTACGTTTGACTTTTATGGTCAAGAATTTACCCAAGGTCGTATGGCCACGAACGGTTGTTTACATTTCAAAACCTCTGGAGCTTACTGTAATGATTTTACACCTGACCCATTAGCTTCTCAATATACTTATACCTTACTCCCTTTTTGGACTGACCTTATACGAGACAGCGGTTCTAGTATGTTAGCTAAAAGTTTTAGCGACAAAACAGTATTCGGTTGGTATGACATGAGAGAGTATAACCGAGCATCCGATAACAGTTTTGAGGTAATACTTTGGACTAACGATACATTTGAGTTTAGGTATGGTGCTTTAGATATAATTAATCACGATGTATTAATAGGAGAGGTAGGCAGTGGTAGTAAAGAAGTCTATCAGTATTATTACCACGATGAATGTAATACAGGCTCAACTAACTCAAGCTCTTGTGTTAACACAGACTGGAACAATACAGACAAGAATCAAAATTTAGAAAACGGTGGTTCTTTGTATGGTTCTGGTAGTTATGTAGATTGTGGCGACCCTCTTAACGATACTAGTTGCACAGGTTACTGGGAAGCGTATGACGATCAACAATGCGACCAAGATCCACAGTATGCACCTTTTTGCAGGGGGTATAGCCAAGAAGAATCTGTAGCTTATTTCGATGAGGAAACTGACTACGGATATCAAGAAGAAGACATGTGGTATGACGAGGAATACGATGAATGGTTAGACCCCAATGATCCATGCTATGAAAATAGGTGTGAGGGATTTACCGATGCTGATTGGTATGAGTTAGACGTAGAACAGTTTGGGCAAGAACAAGTAGATGAATGGATAGGTTCAGAAATAGGTTTTAATGACGACGGAATGATTGAGTGGGATAGTACCCCAGTAAATTCATACGAAGATATAGATGTAATGATGGACGTTTGGGACATAGAGCAGGAGCAACATCGTCAAGAAGATCATATGCTTGAAGAGTTTTTATTTCAAGAAAGTTTTCTTGTAGAAGACTACCGTGAACCAGAAACTTTTATAGAATTTGAAACAATTGAAGAACTAGAGGAATGGTTTGATGAAGAGACTAATGAAAATGTTGAAGAACGAATTGAAGAAGAACTTGCTGATCTGGACGAACCAGAGGAAGAGTTTATAGAAGAGATATTTGAAGAAGAAGTAGTAGAAGAAGTATTTGAAGCTATAGAAGAAAGGATAGCCGAAGCTGAAATAGAAGAAGAACGATTAGAAAGAGAAGAAGTTATTGAAGAGTTTGAAGAAGTTTTTGAGGAAGAGTTTCAAACTGTAGAAAGAGAAGAGGCTACAGGTAAAAGTTCTATTAGTAGGGACATAGCTCTTCAAATAGTTTCTTCAACCATAAGCACAGCAAAGAAAAGTATTAGTGGTACTAACTCAGGTAGCTCGGTGCACGCAACAGGAACTAGTGTAGCCTCAGGGAGTTCTAGTAGTTCTTCTAATTCTGGGTTCAGTACAAGTAGCTCTCCTAGTATTTCTGATCAATTTGCTTCTGCTTCTGTGCAAACTAATGAGACACTGTCCATGAGCATAGATTCAAGTAGTTCTGTTGGCAGTACTGGGGATATTTCTACAGCTACTACCTTTGAAACTACTACAGAAACAGTAGTTGCAGACGTTCAAGTACAAAATGTTCAAGGAGAAATAGATACAGCTGTGTCGGATATGTCGACTACTTCAGACGCAGACCAAATAGCAGACCAAATAATAGCAGCAAACATTAAAGAACAACAAGAAGAAATTGAACAAGAACAAGAAGATACAGGTCAATATGGAGATGAATCTACTTTAGTAGCATTGATCGGTTACGTTCCTTCTTTTGATCAGTACCGAACAACTTTTGTACCAGATCAAAAAAAGTGGTACTCAGAGAGAGTAATATATACTACAATATTAACTGACAACACACAAGCATTTTATGGACTGGCAGGGCAAAACATAAGAACTCTCAGTAAAATGAAAGAAATGCAACCAGCTTTATAGGAGAACACCATGAATTGGTTTGAAAACAAAACAACACAAGTCATAGCTTTAGTGGGGATAGTTACTACTCTTGCTGGGTTCGGCTATCAAGGGGCTCAGTATGTTAACCGTCTAGATAACCTAGAAGCTCAAATAGGGGGCATAGGAGACACAGAACAAGCACAAAAAGTTATAGAAGAAAGATTTGCTTCCATTGAAACTTCAGTTAAGTTTTTAGAAAAAGAAATAGACAGCATAGAAGTAACAGATGTCACTGAAATTAAAACAGACATAGCAACTATTAAAGCCGACCTACAAAGTTTAGACAAAGATATTAAAAAGTTAGAAAATGTAAACCCATTAGCAGGATAAAAATATGAAATTTGGTTTAATAAAAAATATGGTTGGGGCGTTAGCTCCTACTCTTGGTTCAGCTTTAGGCGGACCATTGGGCGGTCAAGCAGCATCTGTTATAGCTGGGGTACTTGGTTGTCAATCAGATCCTAAGTCTATTAACAAAGCAATCCAAGCAGCAACCCCAGAACAAATGTTAGAACTTAAAAAAGCTGAACAAGATTTTGAATTACACATGAAAGAACTTGAAGTAGATGTATTTAAGCTAGAGGTTCAAGACAAACAAGATGCACGTGGTAAGTTTAGTAAAGACTGGACAGCACGTATCATGGGTATCGCTGTAGTCGGTGGGTTTATGGGTTACATATTTTTAGTTACTCTTCAACCGCCTGAACAAAACAGTGAGGCTCTTATCAATTTAGTTCTAGGTTACTTAGGAGGTTTAGCTAGTGCTGTTATCTCTTTTTATTTTGGCGCTTCAAACACACCTGATAAAGATGAGTAATAGAAAAACAGCTTCAGATGTACATTCAGACCTTCGTGCCCACGAAGCAAAATGTGAGGAAAGATGGAAGACAATATTTTCAGAAACAGCAGACATAAAAAAAGAAATGAGCGATCTAAACGGAACATTAAAAATGGCAATGTTTGGAACATTTGGTTTTATGTCAACGCTTTTAATAGCTTTTTTAACAGGGGTGGTAGCAATATAATGCATGTATCAGATGAAGGCTTTGAGCTTATAAAACATTTTGAAGGTTGTGAGCTAGAGGCATATAAATGTGCAGCAGGTGTATGGACTATTGGGTACGGTCATACTAAAGATGTACAAGAAGGTGATAAGTGGGATAAAGAAAAAGCAGAGTTTATGCTTTGGCGTGAGTTAGAAGATGAGTATGAACAATACGTTAATGACCTAGTTACAGTTCCTATGAACCAGTGCCAATTTGATGCTTTAGTTTCTTGGGTTTACAACTTAGGTCCAGCAAATTTGAAAAGTAGTACACTTCTTAAATGTTTAAATTTAGGCGATTACAATGGAGTTCCAGAACAAATTAAAAGATGGAATAAAGCAACTGTGAATGGTGAAAGAAAAGTTTTACCTGGTCTCACAAGAAGAAGGGAAGCCGAAGCAGAAATGTTTGAGGGTAGTAATGCCTCTTAATAAATTTGTTTTTCGTCCTGGAGTTTTTAAAGAAGGCACCGACTACGATAATGAAGGTGGATGGTTTGATGCTAACTTAGTTAGATTCAAAGCAGGGAGACCACAAAAAATAGGCGGATGGCGTAAAGATAATTTCAACAGTTTTTTAGGTACATGTAGAGCTTTACATGCTTGGCTCACTTTAGCAGGCACAAAACTTCTAGGGTTAGGAACAACTAAAAAATACTACATAGAAGAAGGTACAAACTTTGCCGATATCACACCTATACGATTAACAACCAGTGCTGGTGATGTAACTTTTGCTAAAGTAGGTAATGGAGATGCTACACTTACTGTCAGTGACACAGCACACGGAGCAGTAGCTGGGGATTTTGTTACTTACACAGATGCAGCTAGTTTAGGTGGAAATATTGTTGCTGCTGTATTAAATCAAGAATACGAAATAGCTACTATTGTTAATGCTAACTCTTATACTATTGAAGCCAAAGATACAAGTGGCGACCCAGTTTTGGCAGCAGCAGGAGACAGCGGTAATGGTGGCAGTAGCACAGTAGGAGCTTATCAAGTCAACATAGGTTTAGACGTATATGTAACTTCTACAGGTTGGGGTGTGGGTCTTTGGGGAGAGTCAACATGGGGCAGCACAACTGCTTTAACTCTCGGTAACCAGTTAAGGCTCTGGTCACACGATAATTTTGGCGAAGACTTACTTGTTAACCCACGTGGTGGAGGAGTTTATTATTGGGACGCCACTAACGGTCTAACTACAAGAGCTTACGATTTATCCACACAAAGTGGAGCAGATTTAGTTCCTACTGTAGGACTACAAGTTCTTGTCAGTGAAACGGATAGACATGTTATAGTTTTAGGGGCTGATCCTATATCAGGAAGTTCTAGAACAGGTTTAGTCGACCCTATGCTCGTAGCTTTTAGTGACCAAGAAAACCCACTTGATTTTGACCCCAGTAATACAAACACAGCAGGTAGTTTAAGACTTTCTGAAGGTAGCCAAATCATAGGTGGGGTAAAAGCTAGACAAGAAGTATTAATTTGGACTGACACAGCTTTGTATTCTATGCAGTTTATTGGACCACCGTTTACATTTGGTATAAATTTAATTAATGACAGTACTGGGCTTATAAGCCCGAAAGGTGCGGTTAGTAGTTCTAGTGGGGTTTACTGGATGGGTTACGATAGTTTTTATGTATATAACGGATCGGTGCAAAAACTACCTTGTAGTGTTCTTAGTTATGTATTTGATGATTTTAACCCAGGTCAGGCTTTTAAAGTTTTTGCGTTTAATAATAGTGAATTTAACGAAGTAGGTTGGTTTTATCCTTCGGCTAGTTCTGATGATATTGACCGTTATGTGGTTTACAATTACGCAGAGCAAGTCTGGACTATAGGTCAATTAAATAGAACAGCATGGTTAGACTCTGGTATAGAAAATTATCCTAGAGCTGTTACAGGCAGTTACTTGTACGAACAAGAGTTCGGTTATGATAATGATGGTAGCCCTATGACAAATGTATTTATAGAGAGCAGTGATTTTGACATAGGCGACGGAGAAAGTTTTGCTTTTATTAATAGAATTATTCCTGATATTAAATTCTTAAGTAATAGCAGTGAAGGTAAAGTTAACATGGTGTTAAAAACTAGAAATTATCCAGGAGATACATTAACTACAGCAAGCACTAGTCAAATTGCTGCCAGTACTTCAAAAGCAGATATACGAGCAAGGGCTAGACAAGTAACATTAAGGCTAGAGTCTGATGATGATGCTACTAGTGCTGGTAATGATAATGTAGGTTGGCGTTTAGGTGCAACAAGAATGGATGTAAAATCTGATGGACGTAGATGAGCAAGTTATTACCCACACGCTTACCTATCAGCCTGTCTCCTCAAGTAGAATCTGAAACATATAACAGACTAGTACGTGTATTAGAAATTAATTTAGGGCAGTTCGACCCTGACAATACACGTCAAGTAAATACGGTAGAAAGGAACGAAGGGTTCTATAACATTGGCTCTTTAGTATTTAATACGAATACTAATACTTTGCAATGTTGGGACGGATATTTATGGAGGGACTTATTTGCCTCTCAATTTTACGCTACAAACTCTGGCTTCTTAGCTACAGCTAGTTTGGGCACGGTAAGTGTTACAACTCAACAAAATTAATCGCCGTTGTAGGGATTGTAAAGAAGTTAAACTTTTTATATTTTTTGATAGAACAGAAAAACGTCGTCAATGTTTAAAATGTAAAACAGCTCAAGCGGTACACCGAGTGAATCGTAGCCCTAAAAGTTATATTCGTAACTTAGTGGTACAATTAAGATACAGTCGTAAAAAACAAGGGCATAAGTGGGATGTAACTAAAAAAGAAATATATCAACTTTACCTTAAACAAGGCGGTAAATGTGCTTTGTCGGGTGTTGAAATGACTCATGTTAGAACACACGATGTAAAAGGTGATACAAACATATCTATAGACCGCATAGATCCTGAAGGTTTATATGTACTAGCGAATATACAACTCGTTTGTAAAAGGGTAAACTATATGAAACACAATAAAGATCAAAAAACCTTTCTTAATTGGGTAGGTTTGATATACAATAATAGTAACAATGACTGATCCAAACACACAACTATCCGATAACAAAGGATGGTTCTGGGATCACATTAACAAAAGAATGTACCGCTGGCATGAATTAGAATTATTAATGAAAGAGCGTGACTTAAAAAAGAAACAGGCAAAGGAATATTAGATGGGTATCAAAAAATTCTTTAAGAAAAATTTACGAGATATCGCTACTGTTATAGGTTTCGCTGTCGGTGGACCAGCAGGTGCTGCTATTGGTCAGGGTATAGGTTCAGTAGGTGAAGGCAGAAGTTTAAAAGATTCATTAGTTAGTTCAGCAAAAGTTTACGGTGGTGCCAGTATAGCAAGAGGTGCTGGTCTTCAAGGCGGTACTCCTGGTAGTCCTGGAATCAGTTTTGGTTCTGCAGCCCCAGGCACACAAGGCGGTGTTGGTGGATTTTTTCAAGATGTAGGGGCTGGCGGTCGTAATATTATAGGGGGTGATGCTACTTTTAAAGATGTTTTTGGAAAAGACGGCACACTTTCTACTTCTTATAAAGGGTTAGGTACTCTAGGTAAAGCAGGTGTTATGGGGACAGGGTTAGCTGGTATCGGAGCTTTTGATTCCGTACCACAACCTAATAACCAAATGCCAGGAGCCACGAGCCAGTATCTAACTAGAGGTTTAACCCCAGCTAGATTAAGTAACGCATACAGCACAGCAGGTATACCAGTAGGTGCACCTCAAGGCGGTAACGCTTTAAATTCTAGCTTCGCTGGTTATGACCCTATTAACCAAGCATACGCAGCACTACTAGACAAAACCTACGGTGAGATGGCTTTCCCTGAGTTTTCACAATCACAAATTAAAGGGGCTAAAGACGGTGGCGGAATAGCTAGGCTTATGGACGGTGGTGAGTTACCTCAAATGGATTTAAGAGAGAACGGTGGTGATATAAATGACCCCGAAGGTTCTGGTGACGAAGATACTGTACCTGCATTACTAGCAGACGGTGAGTTCGTTATGACTAAACAAGCAGTAGCAGGTATGGGTAACGGTAACCACGACACAGGAATCGCTAACTTATACGCTATGATGGATATGAACGAAAACAAAGCTCAACGCATGGGCATAGGAAGAGCATAATGGCTACAACAACACAATACGCAAGACAGGAAAGTTTACCCCCAGAGTATTTACAACAGTTTTTCGCTGGTGTGCCAGGAGCCAATGTCCCTGGAATAATGCCGTTGATGAATCAAGACCTTGTTAATAAATTACAGAGCATGGGTCAAGAGGGAGGTTCTCCGTTTAATTACACAGACCCACGCATAGCTGAGTTTAGCGGTGCGGAACGACAAGGGTTTCAAAATGCAGCAGAAGGTATAGGCAGTTATCAACCGTTTTTTAGAAGGGGTGAACAACTAGCCGAGCAAGGTGTCATGGACGTAAGAAGAGCCAGTGACATAGGTACTCAATACATGCAACAAGCTGGTCAAGAAGGGGCAGGTGCGGTAAGAGAAGCAGCAAACATGTTAAGAGGTTTACCTAGTCAGTTTCAAACTGCTCAAGGTTTAGCCCAAGGTGCCACAGGTCAATACAACCCTAATTCAGCACAAAGTTTTTATAACCCTTTTGAAAGTCAAGTAATAGATCAAACTCTACAAGATATCAATAGGCAATACGGTCAGGCTTCTGTACAAGATAGAGCTAACCAAGTAGCCAGTGGTGCATTTGGCGGTAGTAGAGGTAGATTAAATCAAGAAGAGATAGCACGACAGTTCGGTCGTGGTGCAACAGAAGCTATTGGTGGTATACGTGCTGGTGGTTATAGTCAAGCTCAACAACAGAGTCAACAAGCGTTTGAACAAGACAAAGCTAGACAACTACAAAACGCTCAGCTTTACGGTAACTTAGCTGGTCAACAAGGTAACGTCGCTGGAGGACTTGGAGCGTTAGGAACAGGGTTAAGTAATATATATGGTGGAGTAGGTAGAGATATAGCTACTGCAGGGCTAGGGTTAGGTCAGTTTGGCTCTAACGTAGGCGGTCAGTTAGCTGGGTTTGGTCAAGGTATGTCTGGTTTACAAAACCAAGATACTCAAAC